GCTTCAACCGCGTCTGCCTTGGTGGCTGCGGGCTGGGCTGCCTTCGCGGGGGCAGGGGCAGGGGCGGGAGTCGGTGCAGGTGCTGCGATAGCGGGCGCCGCTTCTTCCACCGGTGCCTCTGCAGCGGGCGTGGGGGCTTCGCCTGTGATCTGCGCCACGATGTCAGCCTTACGGGCTGCCTCGATACCGGCCATCATCTCACCATCGTTGATGATACCGACGGGCTTGAACGTCAGTGCGGGGTGCGCCACCGAGTAGTCGAAGCCGATCTTGGTGATGACGTGGTGGGGTTCGAGCCCACGGGTTGACAGAATCTTGCCGTACTCGCCCATCGCCTTGAGCGACGCAGCGGGAACACGCACCAGCATCGGGTCTGCCGGGGCGTCAGGGGTGGCGATAGCCATGCGGCGGCTGTCTGCGCAGGACTTGCCCTTCTTGCCGTCTGCAGTGATGCGCGAGCCCCACTGGTTATGCACGCAGCTTGCGCACAGCTTGGCCTGCGGCTCAGAAGAGTCCGCCTCAGGGTGCTTGCCGTTGTTGGAGTAGCAGGTCGGCTTGGAGTCGTTGCCTTCCTGATAGCCGTTGGCGTAGAACACCTTGGAGTTCACGGCGTTCAGGTCCAGCACGACTACTTCCAGCGATGCTGCTGGGTCGTCTTCACCGGGCTTGGTGATCAGGGTACGCTCGCCGCCACGGACGATGTGGAACACCTTGCCCTTGATGGAGATGACGGGGAAGCCAGCAGCAGAAGCTGCGGATGCCATCTTGTTGGGGGCGCTGGAGCGGCGGATGTGGGCGGGCAGGCTGCCCGAGTCAAAGGGAACAATTGCGGTCATAAGACACCTCAGGATTTACGGAAATTTACCACGCGCGTTTCGGACCAGTTCACACCGGGGGGAAACTCGCTAGTGGCATCACGGTGCTGCTCGACGGCAGCTTTTGACGGGCGCAACTCAAGCAGGTCAAGGTTGCCCGTTTCGCGGACGTAGCTGCGGAAAGCATCCGGGTCTGCTACTGATACGGACGTACGCACGTTGATGTACGCTGTGCCCTCATCAGTGCGGACGGATTCCATCCCCATCTCGCCGAACTTCTGCAGGATCAATGCTTCGATCTTGTCTTGCAGCTCTACATACTTTGCGACTTCAGCTTCGTACGCAACTTTAAGTTGGGACTTCTTGTTCCGAACCTGTATGTACTTCTTGATCAACTCGTCCATCTTCATCTTCAACACTCCTTTCAACATCAACAAAATCAGTTTTCTTCGTCAGCAGCCACGCGTCGAGTTCCTTGTCGATCCAGCGCACGCAGCGAGATCGGCCCGATGTGGACAAACCGATGTCAACTGCTTTGGGGAAGGCAGGGTCCGCTTTCATCAAGCGGTACACGAACGTGTAGTGGCAGCCCAGTTTGGCGGCAACTTGTTTAAGGGTAAGCAAATTCATAGAGGGGCAAATATAGCTGTTGTGTAAGCAAGTTTCAAGTAGCTGTAGCTAGTCTTTCATCTTCAACCATAGACAATAAAATTCCTTGCATCTTCTGTTTATTACGCAATCGGTTATATGCTTTCAGTTCGATCGGGCTGCCTTCGATGTTCACGATCAGCTGCGCCCGCGTCTGGCCCGGACGGGTAATCCGTGCACATGCTTGGTCGTAGATGTCGTTGCTGAAGATCGGCGCGTACCAGATGATCGTGTTCGCCGCAGTCAGCGTCAGACCGTGGCTCATGGCGCCCGGCTGGGCAACAATCACACGCAGGTCGTCCGACTTCTGGAAGGCAGTGAATATCCTGTCGCGCTCACCCTTGGGCACCTCACCGTAGATTTTCTCCACGCTGTACCCGGCCCGAGTCAGGTGCTCCGCAACGTGCTGCACTGCCGACACGAATGGCGCGAAGACGATCACCTTGCCTTCCGCTTCTTCGATGATCTCCTTCACCACGTCAATACGCGGCGTGCTGTCCAGTTCAACGATGTTCTTGTCGTCGTCGTAGGCAGCACCGCATGCGATCTGCACCAGCTTCCCGGCCTTCACGGCTTCGTTGGCAGCGAGCACCTCGCCGTTGGCCATCTCGAACTTCAGCTTGGTCAGCATGTCCTTGTACGCGGCCTGCTGCTCCTTCGTCAGGCCCACATGGCGCGTCTGGAACACACAGGGCGGCAGGTCCATACACTCCGCGCGGCTGAACCGGATAGCGGGCTGCATGACGTTGTGCACCGTCTCCATAGCGCCGGGGCGCGGCACCCACAGGAACTGGTTCTGCTGCTTCATCACCATGTCCTTGAACCGATTGAAGTACGGCGGGACAGTTGATGGTGTGATCAGCTTGCACTGCGCCCATGCGTCGGTCGGCCCGTTGGGGGTTGGCGTACCAGTCACGCCCCAGCACCACCGTGTGCCATCCTGCTGCTTATTCACCACCGTGTTGAGCAGCTTCCAGCGGTCAGTCGATGCGTTGCGCGCAACCTGCCCGATCTCGTCGGGCACCACGATGTCGATGTCCGGGCGATCCTTGAGCAGGTCCGCAACGATACCCAAACCATCGTGGTTGATGATGTAGATGTCGGCGTCCTGCTGCAGCAGCTTGATGCGCTTCTTCCTGTCCCCGTACAGCACTTGGTAGTCCAGATGCGGGAAGTGCCGGAAGATTTCATCCGCCCATGTGCGGTCCATCGTGGACAACGGGCAGATCACCAGCATCTTGTTCAGGTACCCCAGCTGGCGCAGGTAGTCGTACGCCCACAGCACGGCCATCGTCTTGCCGGTCCCCATCTCGTTAAGCACGTATGAACGTGGGTGCAAGGTGAGGAACTCGGCAGTCTCCAGCTGCGCCTTGAACGGTGTGTACTGCCCGGACCAGTTGTAGTGGTAGCGGATAGGCGAGGGCGGCTTCATCCCAAGGTTCTTCAGGACGCGCACCTCGTCCATCCGGTGCGGCACCGCAACGAACTGCTTGCCCTGCACGGTCAACGGCTTGGCCGTCGGGATCAGAGTGAGCAGCTGCTGCGGGTTACGGGGGCGAACAACAAGAGCTTTCTTCTGCGGGAAGACAAGCATTACTTATCCACTCCCACTTTGTAGCCCTTGCGACCCTTGCGCCAGTCACGATTCGTGCTGGCTGACTCGACCTTGAGATTGGAAGGGGTGGTCTTGCCGCCGCCGCTGGCGGGGACCTTGTGAGCCAAGTCCTTGCCGTCACCGATAGCAACTTTTCCTTCGGCGATTGCATGACGGCGTTCGCGTCGGCGCTCAACGCCTAGTGCCTTTTGCTCGGGCTGGGAATTGTATTTTTTTTGATACGCTAACTTGGCTGGCGATGACTTCGGCATGTTGCTGCTCCTTCAAAAGTTCCAAAAGTTTTTCCATGTAGTGGTGCCCCTTGGCGATCTCCACAGGGCTCTCGTCTTTGCTGCCCATCCGCATGAGGTACTTGAGCGCCCCACCCCGGTAGTAGCCGATGCGCTGCTCCACAGGCCATGTGTCAACCACGTCCCATGTCTGCACACCCATATCCTTGTAGTGGGTCCCACCCACCTGCCTGTCGCTTGCTTTCATGTAAGTATCTCTTTCAGTTGTTCGATGTCGTCGATGACGATGGCTACGCCCGCAGCGTCAGCAATGGCTGCAAGGTGCCGTACCTGATTCGGTGTGAGGTTGCTGCGCTTGCCGGGGGCCTTGGTTTCGATGGCCAAGAACTTGCCGTTCCAGCAGCAGATGAAGTCGGGGATACCAACCACGCCCATACCGTTCTGGATAGGCATGTAGTACCAGATGCCCCGAGCCTTCAGCAGCTTCTTCACTGCCTCCTTGACTCGGCCCTCAGGTGTCATTGCCATAACGGCCCTCCACGAACTGCTGCACGTCCTTGGGCTTCTTAGCCAGCTCGTCCAGTGCGTGTTCGAAGCGCCGGGCCAGCTCGGCTTCCAGCGTGGTGATGGTGTCTGCCAAGAACACTTCCTTCAAGAGTTCTTCGTCGGTCAGATGCTCGTAAGTCTTGATCTGCGTCATTGTTGTTTACCTGAAAACTCACATTGATATTTAGGAACCGGGCAGTAACGAGCGCACAACCCGGACGGCTTCGGATGGAACTTCTCTTCAGCGAACGCGCGCTCCATCCTGTTCACACGCGGCACAAAGTTCTGCCAGATGACAGGGATGTCTTCACGGGTGAAGCCCTTCTTGTCGATCTTGCCTTCCTTCAGCCACACGAACCCTGTCTGCACTATGCGGAGTTCCGGATAATGCGAAAAGGCTAGGCCCGCAAAAAGCATCAACTGGTCGTTGTCTGGTTTTCGCTTACCTGTTTTCCAGTCTAACAAAAGTGCGCGGTCTTGGGAAGTAGAGAGAATCCCCACGTCCACAATGCCACGGCACCATGTGTCGCTGTCCATCCACCCAGTGGGCTTCAGGTCCTGCGTCACGGCCATTTGCTGCTCAACCAGTTTGGTTCCTTTGCTGTTGGCGATGGGGGCTACCAGCCCTTCGTAGTGGGCCACGCTTACAGGTAAGGGCGTATTGGTGAGCACGCGGTCTTCAAGGTACTTGTGCACTGTGCTGCCCCACATGGCGGCTTCGCCGGGCGCGTCAACGACGTCCTTGGCTACCTTGATGTGGTAGTAGCGCTTGGGGCACGTCTCGAACGACGTCAGCGATGAATACGACCATGCAGGGGCCTTCATAGCAGCACCTTGAGCATACGGTTCAGTTCATTCTTATCGAACACGGGTTCTCCTTTTTCAAGTTTGTCATCGATGCTGCGCCAGAAGGTGATCAGCACTTCGCTGCGTTCCTCTGACGATAGGCGGTCTGATCTGCGCAGGGCGCGCTCATCCGACATCACACGCATACGCTCAATGCCCCACACCTGCTCGACAACACGGCCAACGGACTGCTTCTCTTGGTACGTCAGCGGCCTGTCCAGCTTCTTCTCCAGCGTCGGCAGGATTTGGTCCACTGCCTTCTTCACGCGCTTGCGGCGCTCGTTCTGCAGTGTGCGCAGGCTTATGGTGCGGTACTGGTAGTGCAGCTCGTCGTACGCCGCGCCCGATGACCCGTCGCGCAGTGCGCGGATGTAGTCACAGAAAGCATGGGCGTCCGCTGCGAACGCGTCAATGACGGGCTTCAGCACAGAGTGATCGGAGGGCAGCACGAACGACGCGGGCATCTTGTTGTACAGGCGGATGTAGTTATCTGCCAGCTCAACCCAACGACCGATATCGTGCGCACGCATGAGGAAGCCTGTCGCTTCGCGCAAGTTCATAGTAAGCACCTTTGTTGTATGAATGTGTGTACATGTTAGCTCACTCACACTAACATTTCAAACCGACTTGATTCTAGGTGATACGCCGCACGCTTGCTCGACGGGCCACCCATACACGTACAGTCGTTTCTTGAACGTAGCAATATGGATTCCGTTAGCGGCGGCTACATCGCGCGCGACCTTTTTCTCACCGGCGACATGCACGTAAACAGTGCGTGTCGTGTTTCTGGCCTGCTCCGCATCTGACGCCCATCTGCAGTTGCCGGGCTCATAGTTGCCGTTGGTGTCTAGCCTGTCGATAGACAGGCCGTCCGGGCATTCGCCCATGTCTTCCAGAAACCCTTCGAACTTGCGCCACTTCTCGCAAACAGATATCCCGCGCCCGCCGTAGTTGGCGTACCCTGTGGCCGACGGTGTGCTGCATCTCGCAAGCATCGACGCCCAGATGCTGTAGGTACGTGTGAACACCTTACCTCTTGTGTGACCGTGTGTCTTTGCTGGCATTATTTTGCGGCTCCATATGTTGGCGCGACATCGCCTTCGCTGTGCAGCACAATCCCCGGTAACCACTTAGGTGGGGTGCGCATTACTCGGTCTACGATAGCCAGATGTTCGTGGGCGTCCTGCTCTGCTATCACGTAAACAAGCTCGTCGTGCACCATGTGCGCAGGGTAGTGCCCCGTCATGTTCGCAACGACCAGCGCCTGTTCTGCAATGACATCGCGTGAGATAGCCTGAACCAAGTTCTCGTCCATCAGCCCGGAGTACACCTTCGACTTGTTCTTGCCTTCGCCGTACACGAACTGCTGCTTGCCGACCTCGTCGTTCTCCAGCCGCAGGGCAGGGTAGTACAGGCTGCGCCCGGAGGGCAGGGTGATGCCGTTCTGGAACGTAGTGCACAACCCCCGTGGGTCAGGCGACATCGAAGACCCCCGGTACATAGCAACGATAGCAGCCTGACATGACGTCCAGCCGTTCACGATGTCCCGGTACTTGGTACGCCACGCCAGCGTGACGCGTTCTGCTTCTTCATCAGACAGGTCGATGCCGCCCATCAGCTTGGCCACCTTCTTGAACGTGCGCCAGCCAGCGCCGTAACCCAGACCCAACTGCGCAACCTTGGCCAGCTGCCGCTCGTCCTTCGTGATGTCGGCCTTGTCTTTGCCAAACAGCGCAGAAGCGAACTCCTTGTATAGGTCGGCTTCCGGGTCCGCAGCGTAGAGCTTGGCGGTGCTATCCACCTTCCATAGGTAGTGGTTAACTCGCAGCTCGATGCCCGACAAGTCGGACACCACAACTAAATGCCCCGGAGGTGCGATCAACGAGTCACGAAGCGCGTTGGTTAACTTCGGGATCGGGTTGCCAGCCTTGTCACGCGGGATGCGCGGCAGGTTCTGCGGGTTCCATACACGCCCGCCCCAGCGCCCCGTGGTGGCAGAGTGATACGCCAGAGGCACCGGCATACGCCCGCCCATCACAGTCGCGCATTTGTGCATCGTCGCCAGCCGAGTCTCCAGCAGCGTGGACTTCACGCCCAGCCGCGCACTGACCAGTGCTGCTACTTCTTCGTCGGGGTGCTCCAGCAGCGCAGTGAACTCTTCGTCGGTCTTGGCCAGCGCGTACGTCGGCTTTCCCGTTGTCTTGCTGATCTTCATGGGGATGTCCACGCCACGCTCCGTCAGCATCTCACCGAACATCTTGGAGGACGCCAGCTGGGACCGTGCCTCTTCGACGTCAAGCAGTCCGAGTTTGTCACGGATGCCTTCCAGCTGCTTGCGCTTGAGGTCCTCTGCCTCTACCAGCGTGTTCTCAAGGAGGTCCATGTCGCAGTACAGCTGCGGGTACACGATCATCCGCGCAGTCATGTCGCTGATCGCCAGCTCTTTCTTCCACGAGCGCAGGGCCTTGGACAGGTCGCGCACGTCATCGCCCACATGCTCCACGTACTTGGCGCGAAAGCGCCTGAACAGCTCATACGTGTTGTCCGTGTCGCCCTTGTTGTAGATGCGCATCTCTGCAATCTCGTGGGCAGTGAAGTCCATGAGTCGCTTGCCCTTGGTGCTCAGCAGCACGGCGTTGTTCTTGTCCTGAAGCCCGTACTCCTTGGACAGCTTCGCCAAACTGCCGCCCACACTGGATTGGTGGAACGGGCGCGCCATGCACAGGGTGTCAATGAACATCTTGGGGTGCACGTCGTACTTCCACACCAGCAGCGGGTGGTCGAACTCATTGCCGTTGTGCGCGATAGCTGCGGAGTTGGCCCAGTCCAGTGACTTCAGGTATGGCTCAACTTCGTGCCCCACTTTCACAACAGTATCTTCGTCGTTGATCTTCACCGCCACGGAGATCACCTCTGCCTCGGGGGACATGATGTACTCCATGAAGCTGATCTTCGACAGGCTGAAGTCGGTGGACCAGAATGTTTCTATGTCATACGTAATCGTTTGCATTACTTCTCCAGCCTGTTGGCAACAACAGCGCCTATCACGGCTTCGCCTACCGCAGCCATATCCGCACAGATAATCTGCTCAAAGCGCTCTCCCTCTGTTCTGGCGAAAGTGACGATGTATCCGTTGGTAGCCTTGACTACCCTGAAAATCCCAAGGACGTTAGGGTCGAGGCCGTACTGCTTCATAGCCGAACCGGGCACGGTCCACGCGGTGTTGATAGCGCTCATCTGTTGATACCCTCCGCTGTGCTGCATTTGGTTCTTGGCTTGTTCGTACCGCATCTGTGCATCCAGTGCGTAGCGTTCTGCTTCTTCCCCCGTCGTGTCTTTGTTCCCAAAAACATTGCCTAATAGACTCATTTCCAGTCGTCCTTATTGGTTAACAGCTGCCGTAGCTGCTTGGATAAATCCTTGTTGTCCAGCCGCAGCTGCTCGTTGGCAGTGCGCAGGTTCTGGTTGTCGTCCCACAGGTCGTGGGTCAGCTCTTCAAGCACAGGCCGATCCCACAGGTGGAACGCTGGCTTCTTGCTCGCCTCCATACTTGCCCTCCTGATTAACTGATACGAAGTAGTTCTGTTTGCGGTTGGCCTCGTTCACGATGTCGAGCGCCTGCTCCATCTGGATGATGGTTGCCACCTCAAGCTGTGCTTCATGGATTTCGATGGCGCCGTTCACGTCTTGCAGCTCGGTGCCGCTGTAGCCGAACTTGTCGTGCTTCTTGAACCTGCGTCCGCACATGGCGTGCGCGATCATCGCCTTCTGAATCTCGGGCACGAACTCCTTGCCCACACCCATCTCCGCAAGCGCAACGGTTACGTTCAGCATCTCGCAGATGTCGTTCCAGTCGGCCATGTCTGCCTTACCGTGCACCAGCCTGTCCATCGCTCCGTGGTGCGCAATCGCTAGACGCAGCTTCACATCCGCTGTCGGCGGTCGTATACCCGTAAGCACGTACGTCAAGTTGTCCGGGCGTATCGGCTTCGGTCTGTACTTCTTCCGTGGTTTTTTGTTTGCGGCCATGTTTCTTAATCTGCTCCATAGCGTTGTGGATGATGTGTGCGTGCAGGGTCTTGCCGTGGCGCTGGTAGTTCTTGCGCAGCTTGGTCAGCACATCAAGCGGGGTGTCGATGTCAATGTGGTCTTTATCAACCCGGTCGTCAAGGCAAGCGCATCCGCGCTCGTAGCACCCACGGTCTAGTATCATGTCAGCACCATCCCAACCACAGGAACAGTCATAGCGATAGACACCAGCATGGAGTACACCAAGTATCCCTGCAACGCGCCGCCGCGCTCAAAGTTATTACCACCGGCCCAGTAGATCAGTGTGCAGAACGCCCACGACAGGATGAACACAAGTGG